AAACAGGTCAGCATAAAAGTATGCCCTGAGTGTTGGGAACCTGACCAGCCTCAGTTACAATTAGGTATGTATCCTGTGAATGATCCCCAGGCAGTACGGGAACCACGACCAGATACCAGTTATTACGCTTCTGGACAAAGCGGAGTGCAGACAGGAAACGGAAATAATAACACCGTTTCTCAAAGCGGCTATCCAGAAGGCGGCAGTAGAGTTTTCCAATGGGGCTGGAACCCTGTTGGTGGTGCGAGTAGCTTTGATACTGTATTAACGCCAAACTACTTGATTGCGGTAGGTGCAGTAGGTACAGTAACAATATCAACAACTTAGGAGTAAATCATGGGATATAAAAAAGCAGCAGATGGCGTAGCCAGCAAAGGTAAAACTAACGTACAAGTTTTTCCTAATGATGGCCCCAAAAAAATTGACAATGGTCCTAAAACCAGCAAAAGTTCTTTAAATAAAAACTATAAATCTATGGGTCGTAACATGGCTCGTGTAGCTAACCAAAGAGGTCGTTAATATGGCTAAATTTTCAAAAAAAGTAATGGGCAAAGAAGTTGGAGATGCCAGCGTTTATGCTGCTCCACATACTATGTCAGGAAAAACACCTAAGTCTGTAGAGACTGGTATGGCTCCTATGGAAGCTGGTGTATATGCTTATACCAAGTCTGCTATGGATGCCGATCTTAAAGATCCATTGCCTAATGGCGTAAGCTACGGTATGGCAAAAGAAAAAACTGATGGTATTGTTACCCGTGGAAACGGGGCAGCAACCAAAGGTTTAAAAGCTCGTGGGCCAATGGCCTAGTAGGGTAAACCCGAATGAATTACGTTCAACTGTACCAAGCAATACAGGATTATTCTGAAAATACGGAATCGTTATTTGTAACGAATATTCCTCGTTTTGTTCAGGAGGCTGAAGAACGCATTTTTAATACAGTAATGTTTCCATCTTTGCGTAAAAACGTAACGGGAACTTTAACTGCAAACAATAAGTATCTTTCTGCCCCAACAGATTATTTATCTTCTTATTCTTTGGCTGTTATTGAAAACTCTGGTACAGCATCAGAAACGTATACTTATCTTTTAAATAAAGACGTTAACTTTATAAGAGAAGCCTATCCAGGCCCTTATGCTACAGGACTTCCAAAGTATTATGCTTTGTTTGGACCACAATACAGCTACCCAAATGAACTAAGCTTTATCCTTGGGCCTACCCCAGATGCTAGTTATAGCGTAGAACTTCATTATTTCTTTTATCCAGAATCTATTGTTCAAGGTATGGTTAAGACTTTAGGCACAACTATTACTGGTGGATCTAATTACACCAATGGTGTTTACCCTAATGTTCCGTTAACGGGTGGAAATGGCGCTGGAGCAATAGGCACTATTACTGTAGCTGGTAATGTGGTTACGGCTGTAACCATCACTACAGGCGGAAATTTTTATACTGTAGGGAATACCCTTAGCGCAAGCAATTCTTATCTTGGAGGCTCTGGATCAGGCTTTGCTTGTACAGTTTCCACCATTAGTAATGCTGCTGGCGAAAGCTGGCTTGGAGATAACTTTGATCCTGTCCTATTCTATGGTGCAATGCGGGAAGCTATGTTATTTATGAAAGGCGAGCAGGATTTGGTTAAATATTATGAAGACAAATACCAAGAAGCCCTTGGACAAGCCAAACGCCTTGGCGATGGCCTTGAGCGTGGTGATGCTTACCGTGATGGTCAGCTTAAGCTTAATGTAAGTGGTAGAGGATCATAATGCCAATCCAACAAGGTCAATGTACAGTCTTTAAAAAGAACGTCTTAAGCGGATTAGAGAACTTTGCCGCTGGTACTTCTTATGTATACAAAATAGCCCTTTATACGGCTTTGGCAGATCTGTCATATACAACACTTGCTTACACAACCAATAATGAAATTACTGGAACTGGCTATACGGCAGGGGGTAAAATCCTTACCCCAATCGTCCCAGCCAGTAGTGGTCAAACAGCCTATGTATCGTTTAATAATGCTACATGGAACCCCGCTTCCTTTACCTGTAGAGGGGCATTGATTTACAATAACACTACAAGTGCAGCTGTAGCAGTACTAGATTTTGGGTCTGATAAGACCTGTAATGGAACTTTTACAGTAACTTTTCCAACGGCAGATGCTACATATGCCATTATTCGTTTTAGTTAAGGAGTTTTTATGAGCAAGGAACTATCAAATTTTGGCGATACTTGTGACGCAACCGTTACTCGTGGCGCTGGTCACAATGAATCTTTAGGCATTCAAGGCGTTTACCACGTTGTTTGCTATGACAAAGATGGCAATATTAAGTGGGAAGATGATGCCCCTAACTTAGTAACTGGAGAAGGCAAACAAGCTTTATTCAATTACTATTTTGGTGCTACTGGTACAGGTGGTGGTACTGCTGCTGGCGCTAACTATTTGGGTCTTTGCACAGGTACAGGCACATACACGGCTGCTGATACTATGGCTTCCCATACTTGGTTAGAAGCTGGATTGGCTAACAATCCTACCTATACAGGTAATCGTCAGGCTCCATCATGGTCTACTGCAACTAATGGTGGTTCTACACCTAATAATATTGCTACCAAAACCGCTTCTGCTTTGACATTTTCAATGACAAGTTCTGGAACAGTTATTGGTTGCTTTATTAACTCTGGTGCAAGTGCTTCAGCAACTAAAGATACTACTACTGGTATTTTATACAGCGCTGGTAACTTTACTGGTGGCAGCAAGATTGTAGCAAACGGTGACTCTTTAGCAGTTACTTACACTACTACAGCAACGTCTTAATCTAGGAGCCTAATATGGCTGTAGGTATATATGATCGTGTTCGAGAAACCACGACAGTAGCAGGTACAGGCACAGCCACCCTTTTGGGGGCTGTTACTGGCTATCAATCTTTTGCCGCAGTTGGCAACGGAAATACTACTTATTACTGTATTTTTAATACTGGCACTACCGAATGGGAAGTGGGTATTGGCACATATACTTCATCTGGAACAACTCTTTCCAGAACAACTGTATTAGCTTCTAGTAACTCTGGATCTTTAGTAACCTTTACTGCTGGCACAAAAGATGTATTTATTACATACCCTGCTGGCTATACTGCTTTTTCAAGCAATAATGCTTCTCAAGCTTCTGGTCAAGTTTTAACATCTAACGGTACTGGTGTAGCCCCATCTTGGCAAGCAGCTCCAGCAGCAGCGGCTGGAACTTTAACTGGCACAACATTAGCAGCTACTGTTATTACTTCTTCGCTTACTTCTCTTGGAACTATTGCTTCACTTTCAGCAACTGCCGCCAATATTACATCTTTGGGTGTTAATACAGCAGCTTCTGGTACGGCTGGTGAGATTCGTGCAACAAATAACATTACCGCTTATTATTCTGATGAGCGTTTAAAAACTAAAGTTGGCAATATTGAAAATGCTTTAGATAAAGTTAAACAAATTGAGACAATGGTTTATCATGCCAATGAAACCGCAGTTGAACTTGGTTACGATGCCTCTATTATTGAGGTTGGCGTAACAGCACAATCAGTCCAAAAAGTTCAACCAGAAGTTGTTGTCCCAGCTCCTATTGATGATAAATATTTAACAGTACGTTATGAAAAATTAGTGCCATTATTAATTGAGGCTATTAAGGAATTAGAAGCCCAAGTAGCTGAATTAAAGGCTAAATAATGTACGGTTTTGATAGTTATTCTCAAGTACCATATTCAACTCCAGGACCATATGCCGCTTATGGCGATTCCGTATCAGAAGCAATTACAGTTAATAATACGGATAGCCAATTATTTGCGTATGTGGCAGCGGTACTTGAAGCCTTAACTTCTGCCGATTCTTCTACTGGAACATATCTTTATGTTAGAGATGTAACAGAAAACATTACGGCAACAGATAACCAAAGTACAGTAGCGTCTTTTGTTGGAGCTGTTACAGAAAATATATCATCGGCTGATATACAAAACTCTATAGCTTCTTTTGCAAGCGCTATAGTTGAAGCTTTAACCGCAACAGATAGTCAAACAGGGACAGCTACATTTATTGGGGCCAATACAGAAACTATTACAGTTGCAGATTCTGCACTTGGTCCAGCAACATTTGCTGGTACAGTAAATGAAAATATATCTTCATTTACGGATGGTTCTTCTCAAGCTTTGGCTTATTTAGCGTCCATTATTGAGGCTATTTCTTCTATATCCGATGCTCCATTAGGCCTTCCAACTTATCCAGTATCCATTTCTGAATCTATTAGCTCTTTAACTTCTATACAGGTTGGTGGTTGGGCAGTAGCGGTAACAGAAGATATTAGCTCTGTATCTAATACCCAAAGCGTGGTAACTGCCTTTGTAAGCGCTGTAACAGAAAACATCAATCCTGCTGATACTCCAACGGTAATAGCGGCATTTGTGGTTTCTGAAACAGAGGCAATTGTGCTGGCTACTAATGAATTTGGTGGTGGTTGGTTTATAATTAATGACACTCAGACTCCAAATTGGAGTCAAATAAATAACTCGCAACCAACCTCTTACAATCAGGTTTTTACGGGTTAAAAGGAATATTATGGCATCTTCATACTCAACCAGTTTAAAATTAGAATTAATCGGCAGCGGGGACCAGTCTGGTACTTGGGGTACTACTACCAATACTAACCTTGGAACTTTGCTAGAACAAGCTATTGTTGGTCAAACTACGATTACAATGGCTAACGCTGATTACACCCTGACTGACTTTAACGGTGCATCAGATGAAGCTAGAAATGCTGTAATCATTATTACAGGTAGTCAAAACGCTACTTATAATGTTATTTGTCCAGCACAGCAAAAGCTATACATGATTACCAATAGCCTTAGTGCCAGCGCTACAGCTTACTTTAAACCTGTTGGTGGCTCTGCATTAAGCATTACTAACGGTTCAACTGTATTTGCTTATTGCACAGGAAGTGCAATGGTAGCTTTAAGTTCACCAACATCAGTTGCCAATATTGCTGGCGGTATTGCCAGTCAAATTCCATACCAATCAGCAGCAGGAACAACCAGCTTTATTCCAAATGGTACAAGTACTCAAGTATTGCAATCAAACGGTACATCTGCTCCAAGTTGGATATCACAATCTGCTTTAACAGCAGGAACGGCTACAACTGCCACCAATGCAACTAATTTAGCAACTGCTAATTTTACTATTACAGAATCTGGCGGTAAGCTATTAATTAAATATGGCGCTTCAACAATTGCGTCTATAGATTCATCTGGTAACTTTATAACTATTGCTAACGTAACTGCTTATGGAACTCCATAATGAAAAACGGTATTGATTTTATTTACGAATATTCAGATTTGAACGCTTTGCATACTAGGGTGCAAATTCTTACTGGTACATACGCTGGTATAGTTTTTGAATATGGTGGATCTGTACTTGCTCAATGGGAAGACAAAAATAACTTTACTTTTGAATACACGCTTTATGAAGTACCAGACCAATTTTATGGACCACGTTTAAGAACTGATGGGGAATTTAATCAATTTTTAGGTTATTTAATAGTTGATGTTATTGGTTCAAGAAACCAAGATCCAGAAGAGGTTAACAAATCAATGGAAGCGGCAAGCGCCAACGGCATACAAAAAAGTATTATTAAAATTGACCCTAAATTTTATTCTAAGGCGGTAGTAATATGACACTTAATTCATCAGGACCAATTAGTTTAGCTGGTACTACAGCGGGTGTATCTATTGAAATTGAAAATGGCGGTAATGGCACAACCCAAATTAGTTTAAATGATACTGCTGTAAGATCTTTGGCTGGGGTTACAACTCCAGGTTCTACTATTATTATGCCAACAAATTTTTATGGTAAATCTAACGTTGTAAATATCAGTTCTACCTTTACTTCTAATACTGCAAATGCTTCATTAAACGTAAATTCTATTAGTGGGTATAGTGCTGGAAAATCTAACATTACTGTTACTGTAAATAGCAACGTTTATCTATATGCAACATCAACTGGTAATTATGGCCTTAATTTAAGCGGTGGTACATCTGGTGACACACTTACGCTTGTAAATAATGGTTACATTATGGGTCAAGGCGGAAAAGGCGGTGGCAACTATACAAGTCCTCAAACAGTAGGTGGACCAGCATTAAATGTTGGAACAGGCATTGGAATTACTATCAATAATGGTAGCGGTTATATTGGCGGCGGCGGTGGGGGTGGCGGTTTTGCTAATTACGCTGCTGGAGGTGGAGCAGGAGGTGGGGATAGTGGCGGCGGAAGTGGCGCTGGCTCAACAGGAGGTAGTGGTGGCGGCCCTGGAAGTTCAGGTGGCAATGGTTCAGTAGCAGCTTGTTGTGGTTGCTATTGGGGTGGCGGTGGTGGCGGTGGAAGAATAATGCCAGGAAGCGGTGGTGCTGGCGGTTGTGGTGGTGGTAGCAATGTGAATGGTAAAGGTGGCGGTGCTGGTGGAGGTGGTGGTACAAAATGCGGTCAAGGAAATGGCGGTGCTGGTGGCTCTGCTGGTAATGCTGGTTCAAACGCACAATCTTTTACTATTGCTGGTGGTGGTGGTGGTGGTTATGGAGCAAAAGGTGGGAATTCTCATCCCTGCTATCCAAATTATGTTGGAGCAAATGGTGGCAAAGCTATTAATAAAAATGGTAATACAGTCACGTTCTCATCAGGATGTGGCAGAGTTTATGGAGCAATTTCATAATGCAAATATATGTCATAGTTAATTTAATTGAAAATAAAAATAACTTCGTTTGTGATAGCCAAGCAACTATTGATGCTGGTCAAACTGCTGGTTATAACGGCATATATGTCATTGGAACGCAATCGGATGCTAATGCAATATTAGCTACAAATCAGCAACAATATCTTACGCAACAAGCTAATGACTTTTGTGTAAATAAAAATGTTGTGACGGATGATGGTCATATTGAATGGATTACTGTTAATTTATCAACCGAACCCCAAAATACTGACGTTGTATATAGATTATTAAATTTACCGAATGGTGATTGGGTTAGCGCAACGGGTTTAATTGAAGCACAAAACGCATTGATAACCATTCAACAAAATTTATTGGCAGACGTTGGATTAGGTTCGGTTAGATCTTGGACTACTTGGCCCGTAAAGCCAACTTAAAATGACTGATAAGTTAACCATAGAACCAGTTTTTCCTATTAATGTTTACACCATTAATAAGCCTGAATTTTTAAATGTTGCCAAAATAGTAACTTTAGAATTAATTGAAAATAGGAAAAAACAAGTTGAGTTAAGCGAAGCGTTTCCATCCTATATGACAGATGCCGTAAATGCTGACCCAAGAATGTTAAATTTTGCAAACTATGTAGCACAAACGGCTTGGAATATTTTGCAAGAACAAGGTTACGAAGTTACTAATATGACAACTTATTTTGAAGCAATGTGGGGTCAAGAGCATCACAAAAATTCTTTGATGGAACAACACGTTCATGGTAACGGCAATCAGATTGTTGGTTTTTATTTTTTGGACGTACCAGAAGATAGTTCAAGAGTTGTTTTTTATGACCCAAAGCCAAGCAAAGTTCAAATTAATTTAAACGAAACTAATAATAGTTTGTCAACACCAGCAAGCAATATGGTTAATTACCAACCAAAAGAAGGTATGTTAATGTTGACTAATGCTTGGTTGCCACACTCATTTACAAGAAATATGTCAGATAAACCAATGAGGTTTATTCATTTTAATGTCAATGTAAAAGAAGCAACAACCTATTACCAGCCGCCAATGGCAGAAGTGATATGAACAAGTACAGAATTAGATTCAATAAAAGCCGTGGGCAAGAAGGAAGAGGTACTTTAGACCATGTTTGGAGAGTGTTTGAAGGAGATAAAGAATATTTGGTAAAGCATTTTCAATTAAATGTTTTATCTGAAAGCGAAGTAGAAAGTAATGGTGCAGATTGGAATCTAGTTTGTTATGGGTATTTAACATTAGACAGAGATACATCTACCGCAATTATTAATAAGGATAAAAATTAAAGTGAATTATGGTAGATCCATTTGGCATAACCGAAGGAGTAAAAACTCTCAGCGGGAGTCTTGATGCAAGTCGAGAAGCCTCTAAAGGATTGTCTAAAAGTATTGAAAGTATTCAGCATGACGGTATTGATGTAGCCCAACAAAAAGCCCAAGAAAGACGTAGGGCGGCACGGGAAGCAGAATTTAAGAAGCAAACGGCATTAATTAAAGCGTTAGAAGATTGGCAAAAAAAGAAGCAAATTAGCGACCAGGAAGCAAAGTTAAAAATAGATTTTGTTAAACAATATGGTGCAAAAGAATGGGAAGCAGTTTTAAAAATTAAGCTGGACATTGAAAACATGGAACGTAAATCCAATGAAGAATTTCAGCATGATTTAAAAGAAGTAAGACGGGTACAAATATGGTGTTTTATTGCCGCATTAATTGTTACCCTATGGTTAAAGTTTGTTTTAGGAGTAATTTAAATGTTTGGTATAGATGACATAGTAGGTGCTGGGTTAAAAATCCTAGATAAAGTAATTCCTGATCCAGCCGCCAAAGCTGCCGCTCAAATTGAATTACAAAAAATTGCCGCTAATGGTCAATTGGCTGAACTTCAAGCCGATATGAATGAACAAAACAATGTGTCAGATCGCTGGAAAGCAGATCTTGCTTCTGATTCTTGGCTTAGTAAAAACATTCGCCCTATGACTCTTATAGCTATCCTAGCAGGGTATTTTATATTTGCTACATCTTCAGCGTTTGACTTAAATGTTAAACAAGCTTATGTTGAATTGCTTGGACAATGGGGAATGCTTATTATGTCTGCTTATTTTGGAGGCAGAACATTAGAAAAAATTATGGCTAAGAAAGGCGACAAATGAATCCTAAAGACCATATTATGATTATTGCTGCTTGGTCATTGGTGGCTATTGTAGGCGCTATGCTTTTAATGTTTGCTTATGCTGTTGTTGACCCAAACTTTGATACCGATAAAGTATTTCAAATTATTGGACCAGCATTTCAAACTATTGTAGGTGGTTTTATTGGTTTGATTACAGGCATCAAAATAGGACAAGATGATGGTAAATAGCATTCAATTACAAGAATTGGGTATTGACCCTAAATGGGAAATACCATTAAATCAAACTTTTGTTAAATACGACATTAACAATTCAAAGCGTCAAGCTGCATTTATTGGTCAATGCGCTCATGAATCTGAAAATTTCAAGATTCTTCAAGAAAATCTTAATTACAGCGCAGAAGGTTTAATGAAAACTTGGCCCAGCCGTTTCCCAACCAAAGATGTGGCTGACCAATACGCCCGTCAACCAGCCAAAATAGCTGGCAAAGTTTATAACGGGCGCATGGGAAATACTAGCGAAGAAGAGGCTGCTAAATATTTTGGCAGGGGTTTAATTCAATTAACTGGCAAAGATAACTATGAACGGTGCGGATCTAGTATTGGTGTGGATCTTGTCGGTAATCCTGATTTGCTTACTGATCCTAAATATGCGGCTTTAAGCGCTGGCTGGTTTTGGAACAAACACGGTTTAAACGAGTTGGCAGATGCCCAGGAACATGGGATAATTACTAAACGAATCAATGGGGGGACTCTTGGTTTGGATGACCGCATTTTGAAAACCACCAAG